TGGCCTGACATGAAAATGTCCTACTTCCACACCCTGCTGGCTGAGGTTTGCACCGGTGTGGCTCCGGAAGTTAATGCTAAGGCGCTGGCCTGGGGAAAACAGTACGAGAACGACGCCAGAACCCTGTTTGAATTCACTTCCGGCGTGAATGTTATTGAATCCCCGATCATCTATCGCGACGAAAGTATGCGCACCGCCTGCTCTCCCGATGGTTTATGCAGTGACGGCAATGGCCTTGAGCTGAAATGCCCGTTTACCTCCCGGGATTTCATGAAGTTCCGGCTCGGTGGTTTCGAGGCCATAAAGTCGGCTTACATGGCCCAGGTGCAGTACAGCATGTGGGTGACACGAAAAGATGCCTGGTACTTTGCCAACTATGACCCGCGTATGAAGCGTGAAGGACTGCATTATGTCGTGGTTGAGCGGGATGAAAAGTACATGGCGAGTTTTGACGAGATGGTGCCGGTGTTCATCGAAAAAATGGACGAGGCACTGGCTGAAATTGGTTTTGTATTTGGGGAGCAATGGCGATGACGCATCCTCACGATAATATCCGGGTAGGCGCAATCACTTTCGTCTACTCCGTTACAAAGCGAGGCTGGGTATTTCCCGGCCTTTCTGTTACCCGAAATCCACTGAAAGCACAGCGGCTGGCTGAGGAGATAAATAATAAACGAGGAGCTGTATGCACAAAGCATCTCCTGTTGAGTTAAGAACGAGCATTGAGATGGCACATAGCCTCGCTCAAATTGGAGTCAGGTTTGTGCCAATACCGGTAGAAACAGACGAAGAATTTCATACGTTAACCGCATCCCTTTCACAAAAGCTGGAAATGATGGTGGCGAAAGCAGAAGCAGATGAGAGAGACCAGGTATGACAACCACTGAATGCATTTTTCTGGCAGCGGGCTTCATATTCTGTGTGCTTATGCTTGCCGACATGGGACTTGTTCAATGACACCTCAGCAAGAAAACGCCCTTCGCAGTATTGCCCGTCAGGCTAATTCTGAAATCAAAAAAGCCAGACAGCAGTTTCCGGATAAAAACGTCGATGACATTTGCCGTAGCGTACTGAAGAAGCACCGCGAAACGGTAACGCTGATGGGATTCACACCGACTCATTTAAGCCTGGCGATCGGCATGTTAAACGGCGTCTTTAAGGAACGGTGAGCATGAAAAACAAAATCATCATGGAGCTACAGGCTCCTTTTTTATTATTCGCATTCACCCTCAAGCGTATTAACCAACAATTCAGGGATTAATGAAAGATGGCAGACATCATTGATTCAGCATCAGAAATTGAAGAATTACAGCGCAACACAGCAATAAAAATGCGCCGTCTGAACCACCAGGCTATATCTGCCACTCATTGTTGTGAGTGTGGCGATCCGATAGATGAACGAAGACGCTTGGCCGTTCAGGGTTGTCGGACTTGTGCAAGTTGCCAGGAGGATCTGGAACTTATCAGTAAACAGAGAGGTTCGAAGTGAGCGAAATTAACTCTCAGGCACTGCGTGAAGCGGCAGAGCAGGCAATGCATGACGACTGGGGATTTGACGCAGACCTTTTCCATGAATTGGTAACACCATCGATTGTGCTGGAACTGCTGGATGAACGGGAAAGAAACCAGCAATACATCAAACGCCGCGACCAGGAGAACGAGGATATTGCGCTAACAGTAGGGAAACTGCGTGTTGAGCTTGAAACAGCAAAATCAAAACTCAACGAGCAGCGTGAGTATTACGAAGGTGTTATCTCGGATGGGAGTAAGCGTATTGCTAAACTGGAAAGCAACGAAGTCCGTGAAGACGGAAACCAGTTTCTTGTTGTTCGCCATCCTGGGAAGACTCCTGTTATCAAGCACTGCACTGGTGACCTGGAAGAGTTTCTGCGGCAGTTAATCGAACAAGACCCGTTAGTAACTATCGACATCACTACGCATCGCTATTACGGGGTTGGAGGTCAATGGGTTCAGGATGCAGGTGAGTATCTGCATATGATGTCTGACGCTGGCATTTGCATCAAAGGAGAGTGAGATCGGTTTTGTAAAAGATAACGCTTGTGAAAATGCTGAATTTCGCGTCGTCTTCACAGCGATGCCAGAGTCTGTAGTGTCAGATGATGACCGTACTCAAACATCGGGTTGAGTATTATCTTACTGTTTCTTTACATAAACATTGCTGATACCGTTTAGCTGAAACGACATACATTGCAAGGAGTTTATAAATGCGTATCAATGAGTTAGAGTCTGAGCAAAAAGATTGGGCGTTATCAATGTTGTGCAGATCCGGTGTCTTGTCTCCATGCAGACATCACGAAGGTGTTTATGTAGATGAAGGTATAGATATAGAGTCGGCATACAAATATTCCATGAAGGTTTATAAGTCTAATGAAGACAAATCCCCATTCTGCAATGTGCGAGAAATGACTGATACCGTGCAAAATTATTATCACGAGTACGGTGGAAACGATACTTGCCCTCTCTGTACAAAACATATAGATGATTAAACCCAATATTACATAACAATCCTCGCACTCGCGGGGATTTCTTTTATCTGAACTCGCTACGGCGAGTTTTGTTTTATGGAGACAAGAAATGTCAGATTTGGCTATGAAGGTTTTGAAATGGCAATCGACTGGCGATGTTGGCATTAGTAGCGCAACTCTTGCCTCAATCGCATGTGGACTGAAAAAGAATATCTATGGTCATCACTTCGGCGCTCCCCATGACGCAGCAGACTTCCGGCGATGCGTTGCACTTGTTGAGCAGATTCCAGAAATCAGAGATTCATTCGACAAGGTTGCAAAGCGCGTTCCGGCATTCAAAGGCATCCTCAACGAATGGGATTCCCTCGTCGCTCTGTTGAAGTCTGAAATGAAGACGTACGGGAACAAAGCACCAGAGACTTACAGAAGAATCAGCGAGCTACGCAAGGACTAACCCGCCTCACACTCGATGAGGCCTGTTCATATCTGATAGAGCCGCTATATGGCGGTTTATTTTTGCCTGGAGAATTAAGATGACCGATACCAGCCTGATTCCTGAGAAAGAAGTGATGAACAAGCTCGGTGTTTCATCACGTCAGACAATCTGGAACTATACCAAACGGCACGGATTTCCGAAGCCAGTCAGAACCCACCCCAAATCATACCTTCGTGAAGCTGTTGAAGGGTGGATTCTTAACGGTGGCGTTAATCAGAAATGCTCCTGA